TATGATGCAATGTACTATTAATATTGTCGGGGATCCACTCTATATACAACAAGACGGTATTGTAAATGTAGGACGAAAGACTAAAACAGGAACCATTGATCATAATTGGGCCATAGATCCAGCAAATGGTGCCGCATTGGCTGACCATCAAGATGCCCATATATATCTTTCATACAAAACACCAACCGACTATAGTGAAGGGACTGGTTTAATGGACTTTAATGCGGGGGATCCAAGACATAGATCAAGTACATTAAGTGGTTATTACAGAGTGTGGGAGGTTGTTAATACTTTTCAAGGTGGAGAATTCAATCAATCGTTAAATTTAACTCGTGTATATAACCAATGGAGAGAACAAAAGTACAATCCTTTAGAGGAAGGGAGTTTTAATGATAGGTCAGATTTTACTCAAGGAGGAGCAAGCCTGGGTGCAGGCGCAAGCCTGGGGCAAATTGCAAATTCTATAGCAACATCAGGTGGATCCGCCAAAAGAGATACTACATCAGAAGCATCATTAACTACTAGACAACGCGATCAACTAGCCATACAACAAGATACATTAAAAAAAGAAATAGATCTTGAACGTACTATTCTAATGAATGAAGCAACGGACCCTGGTGTATTAAGTGTGCGAGATTCAAGAACTACTTCTAGTAATGTGTTTGTTTCCAATGATAATGCCCGCAATAAACAAAATACAGATGAAAATAAAATAAGATTTGATGCGGCACAAAAAAAATTAACTAATATTAACGCACTATCCGACACCTCATCAGTAGAACAACAAACCACATTTGCTGATAATGTAAATGCAATGGGAAATAATACTGACACATTAAGTCAAACATTTGATAATGATAGTTTAACTCCAACCTTTTCTGAAAACAGCGGACACCCTAGCCAAACATCTGTAGCTGGATTACGCAGTAGTGCATTACACAAAACATTAACAGGAGTAGCAAATGGTACAAGTATTGTTTCTACTACAAATAATGGTGCACCATTATTTGATTATAATAAAAAAGGTGGGCTATATGGAGTTGCTGAAAATGAAATTAATTTGTCTTCATACACAGCCGATGATAAGGCATCCATTAATACTAACGAAGAATTAATTAGAACACAACGCGAAATTCTTATTGGAACAGGAAATTTAGTTGCTAAAAAGGCCGCATACACCATTGCGAATGACGCAAGTAAAACCAATCAAACAATTCATGGTAAGTATGGTAATATATACAGAACGTGGGAGGAAGTAGGTTATTTTCAAAACTTACTAATATCATAAAATGGTACGACGAGAATTTAATATAGGCGCACCTACTGATGCTAAATCAAAAATTGAACGCCGTGGTCCAGGCCCATATGTTGGTATAGTAAAGGGATTTGGTGATCCATCTGGTATGAACAGAATTGCTGTTTATATACCTGCATTGCAAAGCCAACGTCTATCATCTCAAACAACTAATCAAAAACAAGAAACTCGAGCAAATACTGTGTTATGTAATTTATTACTTCCATATTATGGTAGAACAAATCGCACAGGTAATGAAAAATCATCGTATGCTGGTACATCAAAATCATACGGAATGTGGTTCCCTACACCAGACGTAGATAGTCTTGTAATGGTAATATTTGTTGATGGTAAGCAAGAAGAAGCATATATTATAGGAGGTGTTCCTGAGCCATATATGCTTCACATGGTACCAGGCATTGCAACTAGTCCAGCATTTCATCCCAATACTGCAACAACAAAAGCAGGAATAAAGTCTGTTATGGCCGGTGGTACTGCCGAATTACCAGTAGCAGAGTTTAATAGACAAGCCGCTGAAGAAAGAAATGACTTTTTAAACATTTTAAAACCATTACATCCATTAGCTGATATATTAATGTCACAAGGATTGCAAAATGATTATGTTAGAGGACTTTCAACATCTAGCGCACAACGTGAATCTCCGTCCAATGTTTTTGGTGTTTCTACTCCTGGACCATTAGATCCTAACGGTCCTAAAATAAAACAAGGATTGGTTACTCCACAAAATCCTGGTTATGATTGGCCTGCTAATCGAGATAGTGGCCATACTTTTGTCATGGATGATGGTGACAATAGTGGTAGAAATAGAAACATTAGATTAAGAACAGGAACTGGCCATCAAATATTATTAAATGATACAGATGGTATAATTTATATAGGCAACGCAACTGGTACTACTTGGGTTGAAATGACTAATGAAGGACAAATTGATGTGTTTAGTAAGCAAGATGTTAGTGTGCATACTGAAGGCAACATGAACTTTTTAGCAGATAAAAATGTTCATATACAATCTGGTGAGGATTTAGTTATGCTTGCTGGGCACAATCTAAGAGTTGAAACAAATCCTGCCTCAGTAAGTGGTAAGGGACATGCCCATTTCTTTATTAATGGTAATATGAAACAAACTGCTACAGGTACATTTAATATTAAATCAACAGACTGGTTTAATGTTACTGCCAAAGAAGCAATTAGTGTTACAACTTTAGCTTGTATGTATTTTAAAAGTGGCGGTGGCAAGGAGAATCCAATTAAACTTAATACAGAAGTAGGTAACCCGGCTGAAGAAGCATCGCATATTCCGTTATACGAAAAACCATGGGTTACGTTGGATGATAAAACTGAAACTTATAAAGTAGATGGCGAAAATCAATATACAATCGCAATGCAACGTGTTCCAATGCATGAACCAGATCCGCGCGATCATCAGAACGGCCTAGGGCCTACTGTTGGCAGTCCTCCACATGTAACTAAAAAACCATAGTTATATATAGTAGCATATTATTAAATTAACTAAATATTGTACATGGCTATTACGTATAAAGGGTTTTCGACCTACAAAAAACAATTTTCCAACTCATACACTTTGAGTGGATTTGAACTTGCAAAACAAGATTTAACAAATCATTTTAACATTCGCAAGGGTGAAAAACTAATGAATCCAGAATTTGGGTCCATAGTTTGGGATGCATTATACGAGCCACTAACAGACGAAATAGTATCTGAAATAGAAGAAGATATTAAAAGTATTATTGGGTATGATCCAAGATTGGAAGCAGAAAGCATATTGCTTGAACAGTATGAAAATGGATTGCTTTTAGAATTACAAGTAAAATATATACCTGATCAAATATTAGGATCACTTTTGTTTGATTTTAATAACACATCTGGCCAAGTAACAGTGAGAGAAACAGCATAATGGCATTAACAACAAGACAAAACACAATTTATCAAGCAGAAGATTGGAAGGTAGTATATCAATCTTTTATTAATGCTGATTTTGAAAGTTATGATTTTGAAACATTGCGTAAGTCAATGATTGATTATCTTAAATTATATTACCCTGAAGATTTTAATGACTACGTTGAAAGTTCAGAGTTTATAGCATTAATAGATCTTATTGCTTACATGGGACAAAATATTAGTTACAGAGTAGACTTAAACTCACGTGAAAACTTTCTTGCTACTGCTGAACGTAGAGAAAGCATATTAAGATTAGCAAGACTCGTTAGTTATAATTCTAAACGAAATATAAATGCTAGTGGAATGTTAAAATTGGCAAGTATTTCTACAACAGAAGATGTATATGATTCTAACGGAACAAACTTGGCAAATACTACTATTACATGGAATGACATTAACAATATTGATTATGCAGAGCAAGTTAATTTAATATTAAATGCCGCGATGGTAACAACACAAAAAGTTGGTACTCCCAATTTAAAAAGTACTCTCAATAATGTAAAAACAGAACAATATCAAATTAATATACCAGCAGGCACATTACCAATATATTCTTTTACGAAAGAAGTAGAAGGCATTTCTATGGATTTTGAAATTACTAATGCTACATTTAAAGATAAAACTTATGTTTATGAACAGGCACCAAGTAATGTATCCCCTTTTGGTATATTATATAGAAATGACGGTAAAGGAAACGGTAGTGCTAATACAGGATATTTTGTATATTTTAAACAAGGTATATTACAAAGTAGTAGTTTTACTATCAGTGATGCAATTCCTAATAGGCAAGTATTTGTTAATAATAGCAACATCTCTAATAATGATGTCTGGTTATATGAGTTAGATTCAAATAATGATTTATCTACGCTATGGACTCAAGTGCCGGCAGTAACAGGTAATAATATTATATTCAATAGTTTAAACAAAGATACAAGAACATTATATAGTGTAAACTCATTAGAAAGTGATCAAATATCATATGTTTTTGGTGATGGTATTTTTTCAAACATTCCACGCGGAACATATAGGGGTTACTTTAGACAAACCAATGGTTTAGATTATATTATAAAAACAGACGACATGCAAAATGTTTCTATAGCCATGCCCTATATTAATAATAATAATTTAACGCATACATTAACATTTACATTTAACTTGGAATCACAAGTTACAAATGCTACTACTAGAGAAACATTAGAGGACATTAAAACCAAAGCACCACAAAGTTATTATACACAAAATCGTATGGTAAATGGTGAAGATTATAATATATTTCCTATTACTTCTACAAATGAAATTATAAAAATTAAAGCAACAAATAGAACGTCGAGCGGTATTTCTCGCTACTTGGACGTAGTAGATCCAACAGCAAAATATTCTTCAACTAATATATTTGGCACAGATGGAATATTGTTTAGAGAATATTTCTCTAATACATTTGATTTTGAGTTTGCAAATGAAATGGATATATTACGAACAATTCGTGATAAGATAGAACCAATATTACGTGATGTGGGTAGTAAACATTATTACTTTGAAAAATATGATAGGATTACGGTTGGTGCAACGGTATGGGAACAAAGTACCACAAGTACTAATTCGAGCACCGGTTATTTTAAAAATAATTTAGGAGCATCTGTTCCTATAGGAGCATCTGCGCCAGCATCAGATAATAGAAAGTATTTGACCGGGAATGCCCTAGTAAAATTTAATGCACCAAGCGGCAAATATTTTAAATCAGATGGTAGTCTACATACTGGTAGTGTAGGCGATCCAGGTACATTTGCAAACATTTGGGCAATGATTAAAAGTGTAGTAGGTGATGGTCATAACAGTGGCGCAGGGAATTTAGCTAGCGGTGCCGGCCCAATTACAATTAGTGAGTTAATTGGTGATGGTGCTGAAGTTGCTGAAATTATTCCGCAGTTCATAACAGACTTGCCATCCGCTATGGAAACAGCAATGCTAACTAAAATCTTTAAACATGAAGAATTTGGTTTACGCTTTGATGCCACCACAAGAGAGTGGGTAATTATATTAGCGGCAGACATAGATACAACTTCTGAATTTTCATTTGCTTATGCTGGCGATACAACTAGTTTGAAAAGGGATGCAAGTTGGTTGATTAGATTTAAAAGTAACGGAACAACATATACAACAACGTATAGAGGATTAAAGTATAGTATTGAAAGTGACATGGAAGCACGTTTTTACTTTGATAGTTCCGTTAAAATTTACAATTCACGCACAGCAAAAACAGTCACAGATCAAGTTAATGTACTTGGTATTAATGCCCAACCTGATTCTAACACAGCAATGGATAAAGATCATATTTGGCAAATTTATGGATTAGATACGGGTTTTTCAGGAGCAACAAATTCTCGCAGAGTACTAGTAACATTTTTGGATAGTGATGCTGACGGTATTCCAGATAATCCAGATCAATTTACATTAGTTGTTGCCCCAACAGTAAATCCAAATACTAAATCAGTATTTTTTGAAAAGTTTACAGAAGAAAGTGGTGGGGAACAATGGAGATTAACTACTAAAACAGTTAATGTAACATATGCAACAGCAACAGCATTATCAGCTGCATCTACAACATTGTTTACTGATAAGGAAGTAATTTACTTGACTACAGATAAAGCATTTAGAGTGTTCAATAAAACTGATAGTACATTTTTAGTCAGCACAGATTATAAAGTATATACTGGACGTAAATCACTTAAATTTAATTACAAACACAATTCACCATCAGATAGGAGAATTAATCCAGGGTTAAGCAATATTATTGATATGTATGTATTAACAAAAGCATATAGTAATGCATATACAAAGTACATTCAAGATAATATAGGTATAGTTACTGAACCAACAACAAGTACAACAAACGAATTGAATACACAATTTAGTAACTTATTAGACTACAAAATGTTAAGTGATGAAATTATTTTTCATCCAGTAAAATATAAACCATTATTTGGTGCAAAAGCATCAACTAACTTGCAAGCATCATTTAAAATTGTAAAAAATGCTAATTCAATAATAACTGATACAGAAATTAAAACACAAACTATTGAAGCAATCAATGATTATTTTGATCAAAGTAATTGGGATTTTGGTGACACTTTTTATTTTACAGAATTATCAGCATATATTCACAATCAATTAACTCCGTATATTGCTACTGTTTTAATTGTACCAAAAGGTACGAATCAAAATTTTGGTAGTTTATTTGAAATACAAAGTAATAATGATGAAATTTTTATTAGTGATGCAAAAGTAGAAGATGTAGAAATTATAGATGCTGTAACTGCTTCTAAGATTAGAGCAAGCGGTACTATCATTACTAGTTAGGAAACACCATGGCCATACGTAAAACTGTAAATTTATTACCACAACAGTTCCAAACTGATGTAAATAAGAAATTTTTAAATGCTACATTAGATCAATTAATATCTCCAGGAACAATGGAGATGTTATCTGGGTTTGTTGGGCGACGAGATGTTGATAATTTTAAAAATACAGATAGTTATATTGTTGAAACAGATAATGATAGATTAAATTATCAACTTGAACCAGCAGTTACTATTAAAAAGGAATTGTCTGAAACAAAATATGATTTTGCCTCAACATATATAGATATTGTTAATTCAATTAGTGCCGCTGGCGGTGATAATAATAATCATGATAAACTGTTTAGTAATGAATATACAGTATGGTCACCACCAATTGATTATGACAAGACTATTAACTATACAAAATATTACTGGCTACAAACAGGTCCAGATAGATGTGATATCACTGATCCTATCACTATTAGTGATATTGTAGGAAAGAAAACTTATACATATACTTCAGTAGATGGCAATAAAACATTAAAATTTTCAACAGGACTTAAAGTACGATTTACTGGCACCGTTACGCCATCAACATACGCAAATATTGATTATATTGTTGCGGACGTAGGCACAAGTATTAGATTAATTCCGTTAAGCGAATTATACACACCAGAGTCTGCTGTATATACATTAAGCAAAGATTACTTAACTATCAAACGCGGTGCGATTGATGGTAACCAATGGAGTAATAATAACCGTTGGTTCCATGAAGAAATTATTGGAGTAACAGCAACATACAATAAAGATACTGCTATATATGATTCAGCATTGCGAGCAAAAAGACCAATATTAGAATTTGATAATGATCTCAAATTATATGATTATGGTACAAAATTATTAACAACTGTTGATTTAGTTGATACAACTTTTACAGATGCTTTTACACAACTAGAAGGCGAGCCTGGCGGTTATATTGATGGTGTTGCATTGACCGCCGGACAAAAAGTTGTATTTACTGCCGATACTGATCCATTAGTAAATGGTTATATATATGATGTGCAATTTGTAACTATTGGCGGCGTAAGTGTTATTCATTTAGAAAAAAATACTACTGTAGCAGATCCTGCAACAGATAATACTATTATTGTTAATAGCGGTGCTGATAATAAAGGCACACAATGGTATTACAAAAATAGTAAGTGGTACAAGGGACAAGTAAAAACTGGATTGAACCAAGCACCGATATTTGACGTATTTGATAAAAACGGAAATAGTTTTTCAACATACGCAAGTAGCACATTTGCTGGATCAAATATCTTTAGTTATGCTGTAAACAGTGCCGGTACTGCTGACACAGAATTAGGCTTTGCCCTAACATATAAAAACTTTACTAACATTGGCGACATTATTTTTAATGATAACCTAATTAAGGATAGTTTTTCATATACATCTGATGCCACAGCGGGCACTACAACATCCGTAAGACTTGCTACAGGATTCTTACATAAAAATACGGCTCTAACCACATATTCCACACTTTCTAATTGGGAAAAGGCTCCATTTGAAAGTAGACAATTTATACAAAATACTATTGTTGTAGGGTCAGAATTAAAGCAATTTAAGGTAACTACTATTCCTAAAACGGAAACAACAGCAAAGAATTTAATTGTTACAGTAAATGGTAAGTTAAAAGAAAAAGGCACTGGTACAACAACAAAAGATTATTATGTTACTACAGATACTGGATTTCAATATGTTAATTTTACAAACAATTTAACTATTGGCGATATATTAGTTATTAAGGTACATACAGACACAAGTATTGAAAAATTAACTACTGGAGAGTTTTATACAATACCAACTAATTTAAGCAACAATCCACTAAATGATATGACAACTACTACTAATTTTACATTAGGACAAGTTAGAGATCATATCAGTAGTTGTATTGAAAATAGTTTAGACTTTTCCGGTGCTACGTTAGGTAGTAATAATATTCGAGACATTGGCGATATTGCTACACTTGGTACTAAAATTATACAAAATACTGGCAGTTTGCTCAAAGCAGGTTATATGTTAACTAATGGAACATATAATTTAATTGACTCAATAACTCATGCTTCGAATGAATATAATAGATTTAAAAATCAATTTTTAAATAAAGCAAAAACTATTGGAGACTTTACAAGCACTTCAGATAGATTAGACAAAACACTACGAGCAATGGCAGCTGAAAAAAATAGCACAATGCCATATTTTGATAGTGATATGGTAGCATTTTCAACAGACATTACGACATTATCATATACAGTATTTGATATTGACAATAAACAATTTGAACTTAATACAACATATAATGACACAATCCCTGGACAAACAGCGGTATTAGTTTATAAAAATGATGTAATGTTGTTAAAAGATCAAGACTATACTTTTTCTACTACCACACCGTTTGTTACTTTAACAAGTAACATTACATTGGCAGAAAACGATGTTATTAAACTTGTTGAATACACTAATACTGGTGGTAACTTTATTCCACCAACACCAACTAAATTAGGATTGTATCCTAAATATGTTCCAAGCAAATATTCTGATGACACATACACAACTACTATTGACGTAATACAGGGACATGATGGATCTATTACACCAGCATATAGTGATTATAGAGATGATTTATTATTAGAGTTAGAAAGACGAATTTATAATAATATAAAAGCAGTATATAACTTTAAGCTAGTAGATATTAATAGTGTAATACCATCTCGTTTTAGAAAAACACAATACTCAACAGACACTGTAAACAACATATTAGCCATAGAATTAGCACAATGGGCGAATAATAATAATGTTGATTATACTAAAAATAGTTATTATGTTTCTGGTTCTGATTGGACTTACAATTATAAAAACATAAAAGATACCTTAAGTGATGCGGAATTTTTACCAGGTTATTGGAGAGCAATTTACAAATACTTTTATGATACTGATCGCCCACACACTCATCCGTGGGAAATGCTTGGATTTAGCATTAAACCAAGTTGGTGGGAAACAACTTACGGCCCTGCTCCATACACTAAAGACAACTTGGTGCTGTGGACAGATATAGAAGCAGGTAAAATTGTAAGTGGTGATAGAGCAGGCACATATATTGAATATGCTCGTCCTGGATTGGTGGCTACTTTTATACCAACTGACGCGGCCGGCGATTTAAAATCACCAACAAGTATTGGTATAGTTGGACTTGTGACTGGAGAAATTCAAGGAAACTTTTCAGTTGGGCACCAAGGCCCTGTTGAAACAGCATGGCGCCGAAGCAGTTATTATCCTTTTGCAATTCAAATATTACTAGCCTTAACAAAACCAGCAAAATATTGTGAATTTATGTTTGATACAAGTAAAATAACCACTAACATGTTGGGGCATTATGTTGATAAAACGACTACTTTACCTATTAAACCAAATGTATCTAAGATACATTCATACATTAATACAGATTCAACAGTTGATTATACATTAGGTTATAACAATTGGGTAGTAGATTATTCAAAATATTTAGGTCTTAATACAACAACATTTTATAAACAATTAAATGCTTTGGGTATTAATTTAGCATATAAGATGTCGGGGTTTGCTGATAAAGATAAATTAAAAATCATACTAGAACAAATATCTCCTTCTAAATCCACAACAGATATTTTTATACCACAAGAAGATTACAATTTTCATTTAATGGAAAGTAGTCCTATCCAAAGTATCAATTATAGTGGCGTAATTATTACAAGAAGCACGGGTGGTTGGAAAATAGATGGTTATAATAAAAAACAACCAACATTTAAAATTTTACCAAGTATTATTACTAGTAATAGACGACGAACTGTAAGTGTTGGAGGATATGCTCCTAAATGCTCAGAATTAATCACTGGGCGATCTTACTCTGTTAATGAATATATTAAATCTGGTGATATCTATTATCAAGTTAAAACTGCGTTTATAGCAGGTGACGGTGATGACTTGGCTAATCTTACTCGCATTGCCAAATTACCCACAATTGGTGGCGTGTCAGCAACTCAATATGATGACTATAGCACAACAGTTGCAACTATACCATATGGTAAAGAATACACAACAGTTCAAGAAGTATATGACTTTTTAATTAGTTATGGAAGATATTTAGAAAGTGTTGGCTTTGTATTTGATAATGTAACAAATGGGTTTGACTATATTGAAGATTGGAAAAATACTGCAAAAGAATTTTTATTCTGGACTTTGCATAACTTTTCTATAGGATCAATGATTACGTGTAGTGCTGGAGCAAATACTATTAAATTGAATTTAGTATCAGCACAAATTGATACAATGTCAAATAATATGTTACCATCGAGTGTTATAGATCAAAATAGAGATAGAATTTCAGTAAACAATTTATTTTATAGTAGAATAGACAATAATTTTCAACTATCCGTTAGTGATAATACTGACGGTATATACGCGGCTACATTTAATCCTATACAAACAGAACATTTATTAATACTTGAAAATGAAACAGTGTTTAAGGATGTTATTTGGTCATTATTTACTGGTAGTAGACAAAATAGAATTAAACTAGTTGGTTATAAAACTGAACTATGGGATGGTACACAACAGTTACCAGGTTATGTATTATTAGATGATACCGTTGATGATTGGGACATTAATAAAAGTTATCCAATTGGAGAAATAGTAAAATTTAAAGATAAATTTTATGCTAGTAAATTTAATCATGACCCAAATGATTTAACAGAACTTGGAAAATTTGACTTTAGTAAATGGAAATTATTAGATCGGGTTAATGGTGGCTTATTAACTAACCTAGACTCTAAAGCAGACAACTTTAGAGGTTATTATGAAATTGAAGATGATGGAAGAATTATAGAAACTGATACATTGGCATCTAATTTGATAGGTTTTCAAAATAGAAAATATTTAGAAAATTTACAAATTGGTGATATAGCTCAAAAGAAATTCTATCAAGGATTTATTAAAGAGAAAGGCACATCATCTATTACTAATAAATTATTAAGAGCAAAACTACCAGCAATAGATAGCACACTTAACTTATACGAAGAGTGGGCATTTAGAGTTGGTGAGTACGGTTCTGTAGCAAGTTCACAAGTAATTGAATTTAAACTAAAAGAAAATGAATTTACAGATAATCCAGAACTAATTGAGATTATTAATACTGCTGAACAATATAAAAATACAAATATTACACATAGGCCAAGTGACTTATATCAAAAACCACTTGAACCAAGACAGTTTAACAAAAATGTATTTAAAAATTTAGCAGAGGATATTAGCACAAGAGATTATTTGCCTGATGCTGGTTACGCACGTTTAGATGACGTACAGCACAAAGTATTAAGTCTAGAAAATTGGGTACCTAACAATACGGTAGACATTACTGAAAATATCAATATTGATACACAACTAATAGGTAAAACTTCTTATACTTCAACAGAAGGTATAATCACAACACTAACAAATGGTATGGTAGTTAAATTTACTGGAATTAATACTATTCCTACCTCATATAAAACTGGTACTTGGATAGTAACTGGTGTTGATGAATCTATAAAACTTACTGAAAAAAGCGAGTATTTAAATTCTCTAAATGTAGGTGATAAAATGTGGGTTGCAAATTCTGCTACATATCCACCAACATACGCAGAAAATTCAAATGACTGGAATGTATATAGAATAACAAGTACTAAAAATAATCCTATATCTATAACAGGAGATACGATTGCAAATACTATTAAAGTAACATTTAAAAATCCTGTAGATTCTATATTAGTAAATGAGATTATAATTTTACGAAGATTTGTTGATAGTACTATCCCTGCAATAGACTGGAGCGGGGTTTACAAAGTTAAAACTAATTTTACTAGCGATGGACTCAATGTATTAGAATTATATGCCGATTTGGATCTATCTGCATCATTTGAAACTTTATCTTTAAATGAAACTAGTACACGTGGTGAATTTTTAAAGCTAGAAAGTGCTAGGTATGCAACTACTTCGGCACTAGTTAATAGAACAGAACCAACGCACGGGTGGGAAGATGGTGATTATGCTTGGATTGATAATCATAATAGCACTAACAAATGGGCAGTACTTGAAAAGAAAGATCCTTATACATTAGGAAAAGAATTATATCC